AAACTGAAGGCGTGATTCTTCGCGCCGTCCATTTCCATCAGTTGTGCGCACATTCAACCGCGCATGACTGATGGATATAATCAAAACAAGGAGCTGAAACCATTGAAAACGCTTGGATTGCTTGAAAAGCTGTTAGTCGCTGGAATGATAACCGAAGAGGAATACAAGGAGAGGAAAACGGTGTATGTAGAATCGCTCTTGGAACTCTATTGTCTGGGGATTATATCACGGGAGCAGATGGAAGAAAAGCTGAATTGTTAATCGCCTTTAATGGGAACGGCCTTGCTGCCGTTCCTTTTTTATTTTGCTCTTGTTTTTTGCCATTTGGCAATGTAGAATATTGTCAAACTTCCGATAACAGTAACGGGGAGTGAAGTGATCCCGAAGAATCAAGGAAAACGGATGAAGCGCACATAATGAGGTAAATGCTATGGGCTTATTTGATATTTTCAAAAAGAAGAAACCAGAGCAGGTAAAGCGCGAAGAAACAGATGATTTTAATCCGCTGGATATGAACAGCGTAATTGCATGGTATAAGAACCAAAACCCAACAGCAAGCGAGAAAGATGTATTGCGCTTTGTGTCGAAGCTTGCAGAGCCTGAAGAAGATCAAGACCATTTAACGCCTGAAGGCGGCTTGCCTTGGGGCTGGCGCAGAGTACACGAAAAAGAAATCAAGCGATATGAAGCCCAATATCAAAAGATGTGGTCTGCGTGGCGTGATAGCCGTTTTGATTCCCCGCTCGCTCATTTTGCCGCCTTAGAAGCGTTTGTAAGCTACATGAACAGAACAAAGAAACTGCTTGAGAAAAAGGGCGAGTGTTTTAATTATTGGCGCGACGAACTATTCACAGATGAATTTCTTGATCGTTGGTCAAAAGAATTGGACAACATGAGAGAAAACATTGACGCGCTTAAAATAGAATATGAAGCGAAGCAAGACTTTGAAGCAAATATTCTCCCTAAACTTGAAAGAGAATTGCTGAAGATTATAAAGGAAAATCCCGGCGTGCTTCAAAAAGATGTTTACAAGATGTTTGACCCGATTGCCAAAAGCTACATTCAAGAAAAACTGTACTCTGCTGAAAAGTCACATAGAATACGCCGTGAAAAAAGCGGAAACACATACAAACTATTTCTGAAATAAAAAGAAGGGGAAGGCTCGCGCCTTCCCCTTTGTTATACCCCGATGACATAGCGCAGAACATACGCCTTGTTGTTGTATGTAATGCCATTAGCCGTGCCTGTTTTGTCGTTGTTTACGTTTCCAACAATAGCGTCATCGTGAATATATAGATACTTTGCCGCCACAATAGCAAAATCTGTCGTTGCCATAAAAAATGCATTGCCGTAAGCCGTCTTTTTCTGAATGAATGCTTTGCTGACAAAAAAGCTGTTGAAGTTATGATCCGCAACAGCGCCGTCCCCGTATCGGCTGAAAACAAGAGTAATCCCGTTCGGCTGGCTGCTGATCGTTTCCGGTAGGTCAATCCGATGCCCGGCAGTCATATACATACCGCCTTCCCATAAGATTTTTCCACCGCCATTATAAACTGTGTGCCACGCTCCCCATGTGCCGGAATAATAGCAGCGTTCATATATGACACCGTTTGCCTTTGAAGCTGTGTGGAAAATCTGCGCTTTCTGCAAGCCGTTTCCCTCGCGCAAGACTATTAAACTGCCGGTTGACGTGCCTGTATACGGCTTATTAAGCAGCGTCCCAGAAATTGCTGTTGTGGGGACAGCATAGAAACCCGGTTCAAGGATTTCATTCAGGTCTTGCCCTTCCGTCAGGTATGTCATGGACGAAGGTGTTTCGGCGTGGCTGAAAAAAGCTGGCAAAGCAAATTCAACGCCTTCCGAAAGCTCTGACACTTTGCCGAAAGCAACCGCGCGACCGGAAGCGTTAAAATCCAGCAGGGTGAAGGCTGTTGGTATCTCCGCGGTTTTCCTGACCGTGGTGAAATAGTCCGTAACAGATAACCGAATGTCAAAAGCGGAATCAACACTGAAAAGTGCATCTTCTGTGATGATGGTGTCGGAAAGAGTGAAGCCCGTCCCGGCCTGAAGCGCCGTCCAGCTTGTAGCGGATTTCGATTTATATTCCAGTGTGTAGCGGCTTGCGTTCTTGCCGCCCACGCTGGCCACACTAAACGACAGTGCAATCTTGCCGTGCTGTCCTTCATAGTTATCTTTGCCGTCCTGTAAGGCTCTGACAGCCGTCAGAATCGGAATTGTGGGCGCTGTATAGGCAACGACAGAAAGCGTCTTTGTGGCCTTCGCTGTGCGCCCTCTGCTGTCTGTAACGGTGATCGTGACGGATTTCGTGCCGCTGGACAGCGTACCGGTTACGGGCGCTGCGCCGGTGTAGCTCTTTCCGTCAACGGTCGTTTTGTATGCCTTGATGATAGAGCCGTAAGCCCCCGCCGCCACAATGCCGATCTTGACCTTAGACTTTCCTTGCACAAAAGCGCCGAACTGCACCGCAAGCCCGGAAACTGTTTCCGTAATGGAAACGGTTGAAATTGTCGGGACAACAGCAGCCGGGACATTCGCCTTGAAGGATACCGTCTTTGTGCCTACCAGCGCATTTCCGTTGTAGGTCTTGCAGGTGATTGCACATGTACCGGACGTGCCGGACGGAATCTGACTTGCAAGGGAAAGGGGAACGTCCCAAGCCTTGCTTGTACCAAGGCCGCTGCCAATCGTGCCGGTTGCATTGCCGAATTTATACGTCAGCGTGTGCGTAAAGGCGCTCGCCGCTCTCGGCATATTGATTGTGATACTCGATCCCATGTTTACGCTGCTTGCTGACAGCGTGGGCGTCGTGGCGCGTGGGATCGTGTCGAATGTGCCGCTGCCGGATGCCGTAACATCACCATAGTATGTACCGCCAAGCGTGACCTTGATGCCGATGGTGGACGCGAAAGAACAAGTCTTGCTTCCGTCCGCGCTATGCGCCACGGTGACGGTCTTTGTGAACAGCGTCTTTGTCTGATTGCCGGACAGGGAAGCGGAGAAGGAGAACGTGTATTTTGTGCCGTTGATCGTCAGGCTTCCGCTCTTGCTCGCGCTGCTGTTGATGGTGTAGCTTGCGCCGGTTGACACAAGCTGCACCTTGACCGTTACGCTGGAAGTGTTGTTTGCCGCAGACTGACTGCCAACCGTCCAGACGATTTTCATCTGATAGCCTGTCCGGATTGCCTTTGTTATCGTTCCTGATTTAGCCATACCAGCGCCCCCTAAAGCGATAGCTTTTTGAATGACAGGTTGCCGTTTGCGCGGGGAATGAAAGCGAAATCGCCGAGCTGTAACGAATGGATAAAATGCCCGTCCGTGACGTATAGCTTATTGTCCGAGAAATACGCCACTTCAACGGCGTCCTGAAGGAAAGAAATCCGGTCGTTGCTAATTTTCAATTCAAGTTCATTTCCGACCTGTCCGAGCAGAATAGAGCCGTCCACAAAGCGGATATACTTCCGTATCTCTTCAAACTCTGCATCCGTACCAGCCGCTACCGCTTCGATGTCGGCGCTGAACTGGTTGAACTGGATTTCAACGCTTTCCTTCGTCTGCTCAATCTGCGTACTGACAGAGGAAACAAGAGCGTCCGTATCGTCTTTCAGATAGTAGTTTTCCGCGACGGTTGACTTGATGTTTTCTTCGGACACCTGCAAGGATGCAAGCAAATTCTGTTCCACGTTGTAAATGGCCGTAGAAGCCGTTTTGGACGCATTTTCTATTTGCAGTATAATTTCCCCTTGTGCATCGGAAAGCCCCGCAAGCGCCCCGGAAATGCCCTCTAATGCGCCGCCAAGCGTCAACTTGTTTGCGCCCGGCTCTAACAACTTCAAAGACAGCTTTGTCACAAGAAAATTCTGGTCTATCCCGTGCGGATCGCTTGTAACTTTGACGTATGTTCCAAGGCGGAAACTGCTGAAGGAAGCGTCAACGGTCGCAAGGTCAGCCGCTGTCAGCTCTATGGTTTCCGGCTGGTTGACAAGGCCGGAAAGGTATGCTTGTCCCTTTGCCAGAAGGTTTGACGCTTCGGTCACGTCATCCCATGTATGCGTTGAAAAAATAAGGCCGTACCTGTCGGCGGCTTCCTCATCGACGATATAATCAAGGCCGTCATTGACGGCGGCAACCGTCAGGCGGTTGTCTGTGTCCTTGCCTTCACCGTCCTTCAGCTTTGCGCCGAGCGGAAAAAGCGCCGTTGCGATGTCTGCGCCTTTCCTGATCCGCTTCAGGTCAAGAAGATTCTTTCCGAAGGTGATCTTCTGCGGAGAAAGCAGCGTGAAATCTTGCAGATAATCAATGTAGTTGATATAGCCTTCATGCCGGATGACGATATAGCCGCCGAGCAGGTCAATCAGCTTCTTTTGCAGTTCCGTCCATGTATCAACATAGTCAATATTAGAACGGACGATATAATCATTCGGATCGGTGACAGTCACATTCCCGACCGTGAACCATTTGGATTCTTCCACCTGTGCATTATGGTTATCTATCAGCAGATTCAGGAAGCCGGAAACCGTCCCGGAATAGTCATAAGGGCGCTGGATGCTGTCCAACAGAAAAGCAAGCTCGCCCTCGCAGGTCACATGCTTTTCGTTGTAGCGGCCTATTTCATCGTCAAGAACGCGCCCACGGAAAATCAAATAATCATCCTGATAAACCGTGATGATCGACCGCAGCTTTTTTATTGCGCTGTACTGTGGATGATCGGGATAAACTGTGAATTGAAAGCTGCCGGTCTTGTTCAGCTCCAATTCCAAGGACGGATTGAAGATTTTCAGGCTTTCAAGGCTGCTGTTATACAGCGTCGCGCCGTCACAATATACCCTGTACATAATCACAGCCCCGCTTCCTGATAGGAAAAGGAAATCGTTCCTTCTCCGGTGACGGAAACGCTGTTGTTTCCGGCCTTTAGTTCCAGTTCCGGCAATGTGTAGCTGCCGCTGCCCAAGTCCCAAATGTTGTATGTTTCATAGACGATATGAAGGGCGCTGTCTGCTGTGATCGTTACCAGCGGAACAACGCGCTTTCGGAGATTCGGCAGGGAAATCACGCTTTCGCCGTTCACCGTCTGCGTGACAACGGTTTTTGCAAGCTTGTATTTGTACGGCTCGCAATCGCACTCCACGCTTATTTTGCCGATGTTCTTTTCATTCGTGAAAGATGAAACGAAGCACCGCCCGACATAGTAAAAAAGCGGATCACCGTCTAAGATGATCCGCTGCATTTTACCGTGTATCGCGTTTTTGATGGTTGAAAAAAGTGCAAGGAATTCGCTTTGTGGCACTATCGTTGAAAACTTGAATTTGTGCGTGACGTTCTCATACTTCGGCTCACCGAAAAACTCTGTCAGATCAAGCGCCCCGTCTGCGCCGGGAACGTCAATTTCAATCGTTTTCACTTTCGGGGCTGCAACTTCCTTTGATGTCAACAGCAGATTGAAATCATCGTAGCTGTGATATGTGCCGAAAGTGATTCCCTTCATGATTTTCCCCCTTATTTTATTTCCACGCGCCGCCCGTTTTGAATTTTGCCAGCGCATTTTTCCAAGTGCCGCCCTTGCGGTACAGCGTCGTTTGCTTCCACGTCCCGCCAACTTTTCTTATGTGTGGTATTTCAAAATGACGTTTTTTGCTGTGCCGTTGTCGTTGTACATCCACTTTGAAACCTTTCTCGGCGTTCCGTTGTCGTTAAACACGAATGGCACGCCGAGAAGCGCCGGGGCCGTAAAAGAAATTTCCTTTGTGACGCTGTCCGCTTTTACGCCAACAACGACTTTGATGGACGCTCCGGCTGCCGCAATACCGGTGAAATAATACGTCTTTGTGCTCCCGCTGCTTCCGAAGCGCGATTCTGTGTAGACTTCGCCCGTAACACCGGCAACATCGCAGCGGTGGTATGTTTTGTAAAAATCCGTGAAGTTGGGATTTGTCAGATGAAATGTGCGCGTCTCAACGATTTTTAAGGCAAAGTTTGTCCCTTCAAGTCGTGCAATGGATATTGTTCCCGTAACGTCCACCTGGTTGTTGGGAATGTATATTGTATCCTTCTGCACCCACTCACTTCCGCCGGGAAGTGTCGGGGCGGTTAAGCTCCATCCCATTCAACTCACCTCACACAATCTGCGCGTAGAAGTCGCCGCTCTGCCACTCGCTCGGCGGCGTTTCGCTCGTGCCGACATAGATGTGCCGCACCTGATCGGCGGAAAGCCCGAACTTCGTATAAGGGATGTTGTCGGCAAGCTTTTCGGCAGTGACGGACTTGTTAGCATATTTTGGCGTTGTGATCGATCCGTCCGCGATCTGGCCGCTCGCCGCCTGTTCAATCGCCGCCCGAAGCTGCGCAAGCAGCTCCGTGAACTGCGCGTTGATGACGCTTGTGTCAATGCTCAACGTGTCGGTCACAAGGCCGCATACGTCCGGGTTTTGCCGCTCGTCTGTAATCATGGAAGCCGTGATTGCGGTCGTACCGGCGGCAACGGAAATCTGTGCAAGACTGATCTGCCGCTTCGTGCCGCTGTTGGTCAGCGCCGGAGCTGCCGCCGTGCTGGACGCTGCGCCTTTCAGGATTTTAATTTCCGGGCGGTCAACGTAGTTCGTGGTTTTCCATTCAACAATAACGCGGTCAATGCGGTTCAGAACGCCGTCTGCTGCGTCAATGGCAAGCTGCAACTTCGCGCCGCTTACGCTCTCTGTGTCATTCCACCAGACTACGCCGTCATTGTTTGCGTTCGACATCCAGCCTGTGCCGTCCGAGACCGTGACAGCCATTCCCGGCGTTGCAAGCGCGGCAACCGCCGCATTTCCTGACGCGGCAAAAACGCCGGATGTTCGCCCATGCAGCCAGCGCATAACGTCTTCCGCGCCGCTGTATTCATCCTGATTGTTCGGGAAACTCTTAATTTCAGCCATTTAATTTCAACTCCCCCAAAGCAGTTAATATTGGATCACCGAGAACAATTTCGGTGCTTGTGCTGTTTGCGTCCATTTTGTACTTTACACCGGTAATTCGGGCGTTGAAGGACACGCCGAAGCGGACGGAGACGCATGAAACGATGTCGCCGAGATTGTAGGCAACGCCAAGGTCTGCGCTGTCAATCGCAACGGAAAATGACTTGCGCTGAATGCGCTTGCCAAGCTCCATCGTCGCATAAGCTCGCGCACGGGCTTTGCAGTCTGTTTCGCTCTCTTCGTCTTCTTGCCGGACGTTCGTGTCAAACCAGACTTCGCGGCGCGTGTCGCCGGTTGCCGTGCCTACCTCTTCGATGAATTCAACACCGTCTTTCAGCGTTCCCGTGGCATAAGCAAAGTTTTTCAAGGTGCTGTCATCGTCATTAATGACAAGCTCCTGCGCTGTGCCTTGCTCTTCGGAAAAAACAACGGCGTGAATGCCAGAAGTCAAATCAACGCCCTTGTAGATTTTGAATGTGTGGGAAAGCGTTTCGGCGCCCCACACCATTTTCTGACCAAGCCCGGCTTCTTCCAGATAGGGCATGATCTCATCCAGAAGCTGACCGCCGTGCAGGATCGCGTCTGTGGCTTCTGTAAGCCCCGCAGCCGCCGCCGTTGCAAGGCGCGACATATTCCGCAGGTTCGCATTTATGAGCGCGTACACGCCGCTTTCCAGCGTTGTCAGGTGGTATTCGGACGCAATGCAGCGCTTGTTCAGCAGCCAGTTTGCCGTGTAGCCGTTCGCCGTGATACGGTTCTGATCCGTGTCGTGCTTCGTGTTGACGATGAAATACGTCACGTTTCTTTCCGTGTCGAAAAGCATATTGCCGACCTGAAGCGCCTTAATGTTGTAGTCGTTTACCGACGCAACAACGGTCAGCTTGCCGATGTCGTTGTAATAGACGGACATCTGAACGGAAACGGCGTGTTTCAGCTCATAGCGCGTGGAGAAGTCCGAAGGATAGATTTCAAAGCTCATAGCGCGATCCCCACAATCTCTGTTGCAAAGTCAACGTCCACCTGAAGGTTTTCCAGTCCGGACGCCGCTTCCGGCTTCAGAACGTTATCACCGACATCCAGCCGGAACAGATTGCTTGTAAGGCTCAACGCGCCCCGGCAGTCTCCGTCCGCGGATGACGTGACATAGGTTCTTTCGTGTGTGATCTCCACAACAAGCCTTTCGCCACTGACAAGCGTTTTCTTAATCAGCAGAAATTTTCCCGTTGTTGCCCCCTTTTGCAACAAAGGTTGCTGTGTAGGGAATAGGCACTTGCCCGCGGTTCGCAACATTCATGAACTGCGTCTGCATCAGCGATCCGAAGCGATACGTCTTTGAGAAATTGCAGGGCAGCCGGAAATATTTCTGAACGCCGGAAAGCGTGGCGCTTGCGGAATCGTCTTTACACCAATACGGATATGCCGCAAGAAGCGACAGCTGAAACTGTGCAAGCTGTCGCTTCGGCTCAATCGTCGGCGTTGCTGTCGGATAGACGGACAGATAATAGTCATCCGCATACAGCTTGCCGCCGAGATCGGGACGAACAACGGACAGAAGCTTTTCCTTGTTCTCCGTCTGCATATCGCCCACAAGATAGCCCGTGATCGTCACAGGGCGCGGTTGGATGTTGGTGCTTTGGATCGTCGCACCGACCTGATCGATGCCCTGCGCCTGTGACAGATTGATGGACAGCGTATCAATGCCGGAAGGCTTATTGATTAAAAAGCCCCCGGCATAGTCAAACGTGATGCTGTCGCCGTTGTCGTTGATGTAGCGGAACAGCTTGGAAAGATTGTTGAAATTCAAATTGCCCACCTCGCTTGCTCGAAATAAGCCGCCGTTGCGCTCGCAAGCTGAACGGGCGTCTGTGTTGGCGCGTTGATGTACTGATTGATCGTCACGCCGTTTCCAGCGCCGCCGTTGCCCTTGCGCCATGCGTCCGCTTCAGAAGCTGTAAGAACAGCTTCACGCTCATGCAGCATTGCTGGAAAATTGTTATATGGAACGAAATCAATGCCGGAAGCCGCCATCGCGGGATCATATGTTTTACCGCCGCCACCGCCACCGGTGTTGTTGCTGCCGGTAACGCCAACGTCAACGCTAAGATTGCCAAAAAGACCGTCCCAGATGCCTTTGAACCAGTTTTTCAGCCCCTGCCATGCGTTGGAAATGCCTTCGCGGATTTTGGCCACGACCTGCGAGCCTACACCAACAAGGCTGCCCCACATTTCGCCAATGCCTTCAACGATGGTCGTTATGATCTCACCGGCAGATTTGCCAAGCGCGAAAAGGTTGTCGGCGATGCCGGAAACGATCTGCACGACGATTTCTGCGGCAGACAACAGGAGCTGCGGCGCGGCTGCAATCAGTTCCTGCACCAGCCTTGAAATGATCGTCGGCGCTTGCGCAATCAGAATCGGCAGCGCAGCGATAAGCCCTTCGGCCAGCGCGGAAATAAGATCGACCGCCGCATCAACAAGAAGGTTGACATTTTCTACAAGCGTCATCACGATCTGCAAAACGACATCAACTATTGTCGGAATCAGCGTCGGAAGGCTCTGTGAAATGCCCGCTGCCAGCGCAAGTATGAGCTGACCGGCGGACGATACGATGATCGGCAAGCTGGAAATAAGCGCAGTAATAAGTGTGTTGATGATCTGCGGCGCACTGCCTGTGATTACCGGCAAAATGGTTGCGAGAATTGCCGGAAGCTGACTGCCAAGGCTGTCAATCAGCGTGACAATGCTGTCAATGATACCCGGCAAAAGCTGATTAATAAGCGGCGGGATTTCCGGCGCAAGCTGCGCTACAAGCTGCGAAATGCCGGTTGTCAGGCTCGGCAGAATGTCACCGATTGCCTTTGCAAGAAGTTTGGCAGAATTAACGACCGTTCCGACAAGCGCGTCAACGCTTCCCGTGCCGGTCAGCCAGTTATCCCATGCCGCTTTTGTAGATGCAAGGCTGCCCTGAATCGTGCTTGCTGCTTCGTTCGCGGCATAACCGGCCAAGCCCTGCATTTCGATGTAGTCAACAAGGGCGTTCTGGCAATCCGCCAGATTTTCAATTTGATACTTCGTTGCGTTGCCGTTGGCCTTATTCCAATCATTGACTTTATCAATGACTTCCTGAAAGCCTTCTTTTGTTGGTGTAATGCCGAGTTGCAGGTTATCCAGCATTGTATAGTTGCTCTTCATAATGCCGTTAAATGCATTCTGAACGGCTTCCTGTGAATTGCCGGTTGCAGCCACTGCCGCCGAGCGCTGTTTTAAGCCCGGTTGCAAAGCCGTTTACCTGCCGCAGATAGTCGTTTTGGCTCATCTGGACGGTGCTGTATGCGTTCTTTGATTTTTCTTCGATAAAAGAGAACGCTTCGCCGAACATCAGTTCAGCACCGCCTACAAGCTGCTCATATTCGGCGTAGTTTTCAACGGCTGACTTGGTAAGCGCTGTAATTCCGGTTGCTGCTGCGCCGATTGCCGCAAGGGACGCTTTTCCAACGGTTTTTGCAACAGAACCAAAGAATTTTCCCATTTTTTCGCTTGCTTCTTTTGCCTTGCCCGTTGTGTTGTCAAGCTCTCTGTGCGCTTCTTCGTTGTTCACGGCGATTCTGCCGAAAATTTTAAATAATTCCAATGACCTTCACCTTCTTTCCGTGAAGATAAAATAAAAGAAGGCCACCGGAAACGTGACCTTCTATCTTGTGTTGCCCCTCTGGGCATGATTCCACCTATCCGAAAGCTGCATATCTATTGCCGGTGTAAGCTCTCCGACAAGGACGCCGGAATCAAGCCGTACACCATGCGGCATAGACCGTGCAAGGAAATCAATTAAAAGCTGCGTCTGCTCGATGAGCGTTTTTCGGACGCCCTCATTCTCGCCCCTTACCGCTATCCGGATATAATCCAGCAGCGTATCAATGGGCGCTATGGCTTCCGCTCCGGCTTCGCCGCCGCCAAGCAACGTATCGCCAACACGCCCGAAGATTGTTGCTTTGTCAAGGATGCCGCCTTCGGCGTTCCACTTGACATTAAAATTCGGAAGCTTGCCTTTTCCGGCGATGCCAAAAGGAGCTTTTCCGCCTGACACGCTGATCTTCGGGATTTTCAAGTTGCTGAAAATCTTTCCGATACTCAAAGGGAAGAAGCCCTTGATTTTGTCAATGGCGTTCTTTACGGCGTCCCGCGCTCCCTCGATCTTGTCAGTAATGGCGTCCTTAATGCTGCCGAAGGTGTTCTTCACCTTGGAAACAGCGCTTTTCAAATCGCCAAACTTGTTTTTGATCCACGTGACCGCTGACGATGTTGCCGACTTGATTTTCTCCCACATCTTCAGCCAGAAGTTGCGGAAGCCCTCGTTGTTTTTCCAAAGGTACACGAAAGCCGCCACAAGGCCGATAATAAGCGAGACAATAAGCCCGATTATATTTGCCTTCATTGCCAGATTCAACGCCTTCACGCCGCCTGTGACAAGCTTCAGCGCGGTCGTGGCCTTGCTCATTATGCTGCCCCACTTCAGCACAAGGACAAACCCGGAAACCGTGACCGTTGCCGCAAGGATACCCGCTGCCCACGCCTGCACGGTGCTTTTGTTCTGCTTGAACCATTTAATCATGTCCTTTATTTTCGTTATAAAGGATTGGAGCAGGGGAACAGCAGCGGCAACCATTTCAGCGGTCTTATTCTTGATAGCTGTCAATATAGGTTCGCCGACGCGCCCAAGCTCAGCAAAGGCAGACGATAGCTTTTCATTGGCTCTATTTGCCGCCATAACGTCTTTATTCGTCTCTTTGTACTGCTCGGACGCTTTCTTATATGTGCCGTTCAGCGTGTCCATAATGAGCTTCTGGCGCTCCTGCTCGGTGCTGCAAGCGTCAAGTTTTGCCTGAAACTCTTCTTCTCCGATTCCTGCCCAGTTCAGCGCATCGACAAGGCCGCCTGTAAGCTGTCCGGTTTTCGCGGTCTCGTTAGCCGCTTCTGTCAAGCCCTCAATGGGCAAGCTGTCCCCGAACGTAGCAAAGACGCCGGTGCAAATGTCCGTCCATGTTTGCAAATCCTTTTCGTTATCCGTCATTACGGCAAGATGGTTTGCAGCTTCAACCGATACGTCCGTATCGCCAAGGACGGCTTGCAAGTCCTGATACGTCTTTTTTGCCGCTTCGGAAGAATGTCCGTTCGTGACAAAGGCCGTGTCAAGCTTGCCCATTTCGGTTCTATATTCTCTGGAACTTTCGATTGCTGCTATCCATGCGCCGCCCAAAGCAGCACCGGCAGTCAGCACGGATTTTCCGATTTTCAGCGCAGATTCGCCGATCTTCTTAAAAGACGAATCGGTTTTCTTGCTTCCGGCTTCCGCCTTGTTCGCGGTATCGTCAATGGCTTCTTTCGCCTGTGCGTTGTCAACGGCAATCGTGCCGAGCAGCTTGAAAAGTTCCATGTTGCTATCCCCCTAATTGAAATAGGGCAGATAGGGGCTGCATTATGCGTCAGGTGGCACAAAATCCATTTCCATTGTGTGCTTCACAATGGCGGCAAGCTCTTCTTTCGTTGCGGTTTTCGGCGGCTGACGGTTCATTGCATCGCGGCATTCGGCGTAAGAGCGTTCAAAATCCTTGTGCAGCCAAAATTCCCACGTTGCCTTTTCTTCAAGCTCTTCGTTTCGGATGTCCACAAGCTCTGAAATGAATTCGTCAAGCCGTCCGGTCTTTATCATTTGATCCAGAAGGATCAACGGGCTTGAATAGCGCTGAAACAGCAGGTCAATAAACCGGATGTCGTTTAGCGAAACAGCCCGGCAACATCCCCGAAAAAATCCTTGAATTCCTCTTTCTTGACCACATCAACGATCATCGAAAGGAAAACGTTCATCGGCAGCGCGGCAATCTCTTTCTTGCTCATGCCGGACAGCCCGGAAAGAAGCTGGTAGATGTCATCCTTGCACCTCGGAACGTTGGCAATGATGACGGACGCCACATCGACCGCAACCATCAGCCCAAGCGCCGTGGTATCGATCTCCGTGCCCCTCTTCCGATTCAAAGCAACCCTTGAATTCCTTTAGCCCGATCCCGGAAATGATCTTCAGCATCGGGAAAACGTCTTCGGCGGTCAGTCCGCGCAGCGTGTATGTTTTTTCGGTCATGTATTAAAACCCCTTCAGAATTTTTATAGGATGTTGAAAAAAGGCAGGGGAGACCCCTGCCTTTCCGTTTAAGTAGCCTTCGGATAGTAGATATGCCAAGGCAGCTTGTCCAGCTCGCCGGTCAGCTCGGCATAGCACTCGAAGGTATACTTGCCGACAGCGCCTTCCTTGTTCTTGCCTTCCTGCTCAAAGCCGGACGTTACAAGGGCATTATCCAGAATGGCGATGATGTTTTCACCTTCCAGCGTCTTTCCGACAAAGGCGATATTTTCCCAATAGTCGCCCGTGGCAATGTTGGACTTGCTTTCGATAACATCATACTTCGCAACGTCGGCGGAAGTGCCTTCCGTGCCGAACGTTGCCGCCTTGATGATGTCTTTCGTCAGCTCAATGAAGTTGACTTCCATGCTCGCGGTCTCGCCGGTCTTGGCGGCAAGTCCCTTCGCTTTCACAAGAACACCGTCAACCTCAATGTTGGTGATTTCCGGGATAATTGAAAGCTTAGAGCCGCCGGAAGTAGCGCCGACAAGGGACGCTTCAAAGTTCCACGCATTGGACGTGTATTTCAGCCCCTTGTGGATCGTGCCAGCACCGAAAAGAATGTTTTTCGGCGTGTTTTCGGTCACGCCGTGTTTTCCTGCAATGGCGTCCTCTTTCGGGATAATCAAGGCTGAATCGTAAAAAATGGCCACGGCTGAACCATCGTCAGCCATGACCGTTTTTCCACACACCTTGTTAAAATAGGATTCAATTTTTGCTTTTGCCGTTTCAAGCTCCTGCCATGTCCCCCGGTGAAAGCCTGTCAGCATGATCGTTGCCGTCTGCTGTCCGTCCTCATTCAGCGGCGGGCTTTCGATGTACTCACCCACGAAATAAGGATAGACGATTTTTCCGGCAGCGTTCCCGGCGTAAGAGCCGAAGCCGTAGGCAATACCAAGGGATTTCATGGCGGAAGAAACGATTTCAAGCGGTTTCGTTGTCATGTGCCCAGCTCCTTAAAGATTTCCTTCGCTCTGCGGATGATCGCGGCTTTCGTTCCTTCAAACGCCCTCTGAAGCGTCCGGTTCGGCGTTTTGCCTTTTGTGTGATGCCAATTCCCGGAATCGTCCTGATACGACCAGCCGCCCTTTCTGCCGTCCCCGTGGGCGGCATATTCGCCCGTGCCGAACTCTTCCCAAATGGCATTTTCCAGCGGACTTCCGACTTTAGCTTCTTTCGCCGATTCATTCACTTGATGATTCCATGAGCCTTTCAACTGTCCGCTGGCGACGCGGGAATTTCGCCTTGCGGCTGATTCGATTTCTGACGCGGCTTCTTCAAGGAACTGAACGGCTTTTTCATCAAGCGCTTCATTTACCTGAATGCTGAAATCCTGAAATTGCACAGACATTTTACTGTCCCCCTGTGAACTTCAGATAGATTTCAAGCTGCGATCCGCTGCCCATCTCCATAGGATTGTCAATCAGAAGCACGTCATAGACTTTGCTGTTGATAACCATCCGGGAATTTTCCGCAGCGATGCCGGACGCGAGCGCCACATAGTCAGCAATGAAAACGTGCGTTGATTCCTGAAGCTTGGCATTGTAGGTCGTATATTTGCTGTCACCGGCAGACAGGTCAAGCCAGCCTTTGAGCGTTTGGGCGTCTGCCCATGTCTTGACCTGCTCGCCAATGGCGTTCTGTGCGGTTGTGGCGGTCTGAATGACCGCTGTGATATTGCCGCCTATGCCTTTCATACTCTCAACCCCTGTCCAAAGCGAGCCTTCATATAAGGCTTCAGGAAGCCCAGCAGGGATTTAGGAAAGCCCATGGTGGAATTATCCCCGTCCATGTTGAAATACGTCACAGAATGGCGGCTGATCGTCTCTGACTGGACGCCTACCTTGTCGCCGTTGTCGAGCTGCCATTTCAGCATATTAGCAACGCCAAGCTTGATGTCCATCGGATAGACAACCTTCGTGATGACAACGCCGCTTTCGTCAAACAGCTCTTCCTTGACCGTAATAATGCCGCCCGAAGATGTTCTGACGTTGACAAGCCCGGCGTTCAACTCGGATTCCGTAATCTGCAACGTGTCTCCGGCTTTGAAGGGATTGTTTGCCGCAGTCACAAGCTGATGACCGGAAGAAGCGGCCACAGCAACCGCCCGGAAAGCCCGAACCTGAAAATTGTTGTTCGTATATGCCCGGATGAGCAGCTCAAGCGCTGAAAGACGTGCTTCCAGCGCCTGATCCGTTTCATCCGTTGTGACGAACTGCCGCAGTTCGGCAACGGTCATAATCATAAGGTTTCAGCCCCTTACTTCTTGAACTTCGCAAGAACGACCTTGGAAGTGTTGGACAGAGCGACGGCGTAATGCTTGTCAACGGAAATGTCCGTCTTGCGGGCAAGGCTCACGCGGTCAGTCTCAACGTTGGTGTCGCGCTTGAGATAGATCGTGATCGCGGCGGCGTCGTCCTCGGTTTCCGCGTCGTTGTTCAGCTTGACGATAGGGCAGGCGTAGCAGTCAGTCTGACTGCCGGTTTCTCCAACCTTCACAACGGGGACTTTCTTAGACGGAACAACGCGGCAGTTGGCGATCATGCCGATCTCGCCGGTAAGAATGATACCGGCCTTGTACTTGTCCGCGCTGATAAAATCAGCGTCCTTGCGAAGCTGCGTGACCTGCTTCGGATGGACAAAAATGACCTTCTCGCTGTTGACCTCTTCCTCAAAAAGATCAATGGCGTCAACGATGCCGGAATACTTGATCGCAGCGGCGCTGCCGTCATAGGTGAGCTGCGCCCCCTGAAGCGCGGTCATGGCGTCATTGTCAACCTTGGAAGCAATGGACTTCGCAAGCTGGTTGTTGGTCTCGCCGACGGGATTGCCGTAGCCGGAAAGTACGGCTTCGTCCGTCAGCTCAACGGCCTTCATCGCCTTCTTGACGGTGACGGTCGTGGTGGAAGCGGTCAGCTTCACGGTTTCGGCAGCAACACCTTCGGCAATGTCGGCAGCGTCGCCGATGTAGGCGTACTGCGGCACGGTCACGGTGTTGCCGGGAATGCCTACAAGCGTAGTGTCGATCTTCGCAAAGGGCGCGACAACAATCTTGTTGGCAATTTTCGCGGAAATCATATCCGCCATGACCTGCGGATTAATCAGGTCAGAAAGTTTGGTGGTCTGGTTTGCCATAGTTTAAATCATCCTCTCAAATTAATTTTTTGTAAGCTCTGCGTATGCAGTGGGATTCTCATTGAACAGTTTCAGGCGTTCCTGATAGCCCATTTTGGCGAAGTCTTCCTTCGTCACGGAATCACCGCCGCCCTGATTGTCGGGCAGCTTGTTTTCGATAACCTTCTTGTTGCCGGAAGATTCAAACTGTGCCGGGAACTGCGTTTTCAGACCGGCCAGCTTGTCATCCATGCCCTTGACTTTGCCGTTTTCGTCAAGCGTCAGCTCTTCCGGCTTGTACTTTTCGCGCAGCTTGAACGCCAGATATTCAGGATCGACCGCCTTTGCGTCACGAAGAGCAAGCTGGATCGCGTTTTCAAGCTTCGTCTTTTCAAGCTCTGCCTGAAGCTGCTGCACCTGCGTTTCATAGCCGGTGATCTTACCCTGAAGCTCTTCATTGCCTTTCGTGCCTTTCTTCAGCTCGGCAATCAGGCCGTTGGCCGTGTCAAGCTCGGCGGCCTTGCCGTCAAGCTGTGCCTGAAGCGCGTCATATTTGCCCTTGCCGACATACTCACCGCCGCCAAGATTGGCAAGCTTGATCTGCTTGTCCTTATTCGCTTCGCTGCCGTTGTAGGCGTTGACCGCCGTTTCAAACTGCTTGAAAAGCTCTTCGCCCAAAATCTCTTTCAGAAATTCCATTGTGTATACCTTCCTTTGTCGTTGTTTTTAATCGCGGTGTCACCGCAGACAAGCGCCTGTTTAAGCGTCCGGCGCAAGGACGATCTTGAACGGTTTAAACGTCTCGTTCAGGACTATGAAAAAAGCAGCTATTCGGAATTTCCGAACAACTGCTTTAATCTGTTTTTTCGGTCAGCCGATCAGGGCTTTCCAAGTATCTTTTCCGACCTCGCCGTCAGAAAGAATCTTCGCTGCCGTCTGGAACGACCTTACAGCGCTTTCGGTTTTCTCGCCGAAGCTGCCGTCAACGTCCACGGACATTCCGCGCAAGACCAAAAGCGTTTGCAGAGCCTTTACAGAAAGCCCCGTGTGCCCTCTTTTCAGCAGGGGAAGGGTAACGGTGCAGGTTTCCGCTGCGCCGCTTGTGGGCGCTTCTGTGGCTTCTCCGGAAGTGCCGGGAAGCTTCAGCGTCTGCCCTGCGTGGATAAGCTCGGAAGCCAGTCCGTTCAGCGTTTTTATTTCTTTCCAGCGCGTCCCGTCACCGAGCTGATTTGCCGCGATGCTCCAAAGGGAATCCCCGGCCTTGACGGTGTAGGTTTTTGCGCTGCCGGTTTCCTTGATAGCCGAAGAAGCGGTATTCCCTGCGCCTGTATAGCGCAAAATGTTTGTCCACGGGAAATTTCGATAACGGCGCTTCAAGAACTCGCGCCCGGTCTGATCTCCCGGTTTACCGCCTGTGATGCCGCCTTTTTCGTTGCCGGACGCTTCGACTTCATAGCCGTTGCCGCAATACATAGCGGTATGGTGTGTTACGTTCAAAAGCACATCACCGCGGACAAGTCCGTTGCCTGTGGAAAGGTTGATTTTGCTTGTTACATCTTCAAAGCCGCAGCGCTTGAAAACCGCAAGCATGTTGCCGGTATATGTCGCGCCGTTGCTCTTGACCGGCACACCGGCGTTTTCCCACGCCTGAATTACAGCGGCGGAACAGTCAAAATCTCCGTATTCTCCCCATCTGTAACGCTGGTCGTAACCGTGGGCGGGATCGTCCGCCCACGATTCCATTTGAGATATCGCCTTTTCAATTACGCTCATTCGGCGTCAGTCCCTTCGTCCTCTTCCGGGCACTCTTCCGGGATACCAGCAAGGGAAGTCAGCAGCGAAAGAACACCGGCCAGCAGGGAAGCGCTGCCAACCATAATCCAGTCCACTTCCGACATAACCGCAGTCGTTCCAATGGTAGCAACCGCAGTCTGCGCAACGGTTTTGATTGCTCGGATACCCGCTTTCTTCAGCCAGTCCTTCCAACATCTGTGTTTCATGTTTTTTTCCACCTTTCATAAATATAAAAAGCAGCCGTTCGGGAAAATCGAACAACTGCTTTTTTACGAAGTTTGTTAAACTGTTTGTTTATTGTTTGCTTATTTTATTTGCTCATCATTTTCGTGAGGTCACGAAAATGGTCATAGAAAAAGCACCGTGCGGTTGCATGGTGCTTTTAAAACAAGCAATTATCAATTATGTCTTTGCCTTAAATGTTCCTCGGCTTCGGAACTCATACGGAACGCCAATCGCATCAGCAACCGCAAGACCGTAAATTGCAGATTTTAGTTTATTTTTCAATATGTCATTCCTTTTCGTAATACTCACAATCAGAACTTGAAAACAAAATGGAATTGGGCTTGCCTTTATCAGATGAATAAATCTGACAATAGCCGTTTTTATAACCTTTTACAACCGTTCTGCCGTTCACAATAAGGTCACGTTTTCTGAAAGTGCAATCTTTACACACTATGTCATCCACAGGCGTATCAGGCGAAAAATCCTTCGCGATTCTTTCTGCGGCGTATTCATTTTCGCTCATAATTCACACCTTCTTTCTGGATATAATATAATAATACATGTATGCCGATTTGTCAAATTGTCTGGTCGATAAGAACAAGAACTATCTTAGTAACTTCGCCGTTGCTGTTTGCAATAATATCTTGTATTTCAAACGTTGAATTTCGTTGCAAAAGCAGTTCCAATTCTCCGCTGAAAGTTGAAACAGGATCAACATACATTCCGTGCGCACCTTTGGGAAGATAGACTTCCAATTGCGCACCGCTCCACGCTTTCCCGCTCACGATTGCGGTTGACATGAAGCCTTTTTCCGTAATGCGCGTGCCGATCAATGCGTCCCTTACACTTTGTATAGCAAGGTCTCTTTCAGATACGCTGCACAGCCTTGCAACCGATTTTTGAGACCCCATCCCCCTATACACAACAACATCATCAGCAATCGCACATTTCGCCAATGCGCTTGTGCAATCGTCTATATACCCCTTCACAGATGATGTTGCATAATGACCGGTTCGCAAATCCGTATTCATTGCGCGGTAACTGCTTCCGGTGTATTTCTTGATTGCGTTTCTTTCATCCGGGGACAATGTGTTGTTCCAGAAGTTTTGGCTAAAATTGTTCGCTGTGTGATATTGTACAGCATCCGGCGCGTTGCTAAACGTTTTTGCATTTGAAACAATCTGGCTGACGGAAGAGGATGACGGCTTCCCTTTCCCGATATTGTTAATCTGGCTTTGAACTTTTGCCAAGTCTGCTTTTAACCCAGCAAGATGCTTCCCGTCCGTTTCCAACTCGCTAAGCTGTTTTACATAAGCGGCATATTTATCAAATTCGGTCTGATCTTGAGCTTTAATAGCCAGATTTTCAAAGTATTTCTTTTTCTTGTCAATATCGTCTTTGATATCGTCCCAATCATCTGCGGAAACATTCGTCCATTTTCCGCTTTTTCCGGGAAAACTATAAGTCTTGCTGTTGGCTTCAACGCTTGCAATTTGATTTTGAATATCAGCTTCCTGCTTAATAAGATTTTTTTTCTGCTTCGCAATGACCTTGGCGTCAAGTTTTGCTTGATATTCAAGTTTTTGTTTTTCAAGCGCGTTGTAAGAATCAACATCAAAAGCAGATGCATTTTTCAAAAAGTCATCAGTATCCTTATAGCTTGAAATCAGACTTGCTTGCTGTTTGCTTATGTCATCGATCTTTTGTCCGAGCTTTTTCTCCGTCAGATATTCCTTTTTGGGCTTAGTAGTTATCGGCGAAGAAGAAACGCTTTCAGCAGCCGTCAAATACTTTTCTTTGTACTCTTCAAAATTTTTTGTTTTGTCAAGGCCGAAGTATTCAGCGCGGTCTTTGAGCGTTTGCAGCTCTTCTTCACCAAGCGCCCACCGCGCCCGTGTGTTGGACGTGCAGCGGCAGTTTACCACTTCGGCAGCGCCCCCGGACGGATCGCCGGGGAACATCAGCCCGTTGGAAAACTTTTCGTCCAGCTCCCGAATCTCGCCGTCAACGCGCCTGTGGGATTCTCTTGTGCGCCCGTCAAGCGTTGCGTCCCATTGCTTCAGAACGTCTGCGCCCTTGGCCTTTGTCGCTTGCTGCGCGTCCACGGTTGACATTTGCTGTATTCTATGCCCTTCCGTCCGGGCGATTGTTTTTGCTCTGGACAGCGGAGCGCCGGACACGTTGCCGATGTTCCGGGCAATGTCACGATAGGGGAGAGAAGAAGCAATTCCCCGGCTGATCTCCTGCGTGATCGTCTTTTTGAGTTTGGCAACGTCCACGCCGAGCGCATTGTAAAGCCCGTTGCTGACCTTGGAATCTGTCAGAATGGCCTTGACCGCTGCGGCCTGATCTATCGGCGCGATGACCGGGACGCCCTGCTTTGCTATGTCGTACATCGTGCCGATGTATCCGTCATCGTAGCAGCCTTTCAGATAGCCTTCAATCGTGGCGTAATTGTCGCCGTGTAGCTTGTCCAGAATGCCGCTGACTTGCCCCTGAAGGGCTTTTTGGTACTGCTGCTGATAAACCTTTGACCGCTTCTGCGATTGCAGCAGCGCCCTTGCAGCGTCATCCAAGCCGTCCTGTGAAAGCGCCTGATCCAGAAGGTCAATGTCAGCCTGAAAGCCTTTGACCTTTTCGTTGATGTCTCGCAGCGCTCGTGCGAACTGCGCTTCAAGCTCCTTCAGAGCCGCTTCTTCCGAATCAAGAAGGGACTGCTGCACTTCCTTTTCCCATCGGTTCACATTACATCACCTTCCGGCACAATGCCATTCAGCGCGGTCTTGGCTGCCGCTGTCGGATCATCTTCCGGCTTCGGCAGATTGTCCTTTACATCGTCGTAGTCCAATTCAAGCGCTTCACAGATAAGCTGCATGGTCAATTCCTGCCCAAGCTGCGCGGACGTGTTCAGAATGGTTGTGATCTTTGTCTGCTGCTCCTGCGCTTTGGTAAGGTCAATCTGCGCGTTCTCCTGCGCATTGGTGATGATCTCGCGCTCGAAGTCAAAGTAAACGTCCTTCTGTTCGTAATCCGTGTCGTTGGTGTCGTTGATCTCTTTCAGCACCAGCTTCAGCAGCTTCCGCATGAACTGAAGAAGGAATGGCTGCAAGCCGTCACACTTCAGGTCAAGGTTTGCATACGCGGACTTGATCGCAATGGACGTGGTGGCGCTGGTGTCCTTCAGCGCTTCCGTGTTCACGCCCTGACCGAAACGGAAGATGTTCTTTTCGTCCACTTCCATCTTCGTTTTTCGCGCTTCCACGGGAATGTCAACGGTCTTGATGTCAATGCCGCCTTCATCGTCAACGCCGATATGCTTCTTGGCCTTGATGTTCACCATCAGCTCATCCAGATTGTCCCCTTGGAAGCCGCGCACAACGTACAGCGCTTCGTTGGTGTCCTGAATGTTATTTGAAAGCCCGGCGTTCATGAGGTCGTAATCATCAATCAGGTCTTTGATCGGCTTCAGACCGGAAATCTGCTTCTTGCCATTGTCCAAGCGGAAGAAGGGAATGACGCCGTAATCTTCATAGTAGGTGGAATCATCGCCGTCCTTCTTGAAGATGATATGCGGACGCGGATTGATGCCGACCGAATCGTCTTTCACGATTGAGCCTTCATCTTCCTGAACATAAAAATAGGTCTGGGCTTTGTCCCAAACCTGAATTCGCTTGATCTTCTTGTTGTCCTTGCCTATGCGGTCTATGTACCAGTAAATCACATAGGCACATTTATCTTCGGTTTCCTTCTCGCGGACTTCCACAACGCCGATGCTGTCAGCCGTCTGGAAAGCCGTCCTGTCGCTTTCGTCCTTGTAGGCGTACATATACGCAAAGCCCGTGGAAACAGCGCCTACAAGCAATTCTGACAGCTCTGCAACAAAGTTTTCGTTTTCGTTGAAGTAGGCGTCAAGCTCTGTTTGAAGCTCCGGAATATCCGACTTCACAAAGCCGTCGTGACCGGAAAGCATATACTGTGCCTGTTGATCCACCAGCAGCCGGAAGAACGGATGACTGATCTTGATGTTGGATTTCGTCTTATCTTCCTTCAGGTCGCCGTCCGCATCAATGTAAAAGATTCTGTAATTGTTTATGTCGTGTTCGCCTTCGTAGTAACGAAGGCCGGTTCTTGCAAGCTGCTTCTTGATGCTGTTCGTGTCCCGGTCAATGAAGCTTTTGATTTCGTCAATGGAAAGCATGGTTTTTCACCTCTTGCATTTTACATTTCGATGGTGACAGCATCGCTTCCGTCGTAAACATATGTGTTTCCGCCGACCTTGATTGTAAGCGTGTTCGGGCTTTTCAACCCCTGTTCGGCTTTTTCGGCTTGGAACATCGTTTTCCAGCCGCCGCCAACATCGCCCTGAATATACTGAATGTAGAAGTTGCTGGCCTGATCGACCATGAAGATGAACGCATAGTGCTTGTTGATCTGCGACAGACAGGCAAGGCCGCGAAGAGAGCTGTTGATTGCTTTTGCGCCGTCCGGCGCGTCCGTGGACGCTCGGTTTTGGTAGATCGTATAAATGCCCGGCTCGGTCAGTGCGTTGATTGCGTCAACCAGAGACGCGCCGCTTCCGACTTTGATTCCGTAGGGATCGGAAAACGTTCCGTTATGAAGCGCGGAAATATACTTAGATGTCAGGCCGGGGAAGACCATAGACTGCAAGAAGCGCTTCCCGGTCTGCCCGGTTGCGCCATTCAGCGCAAGGTCTCCGTTGCCGCTGTCTGTGAAGGTTGTCACGCCTTCCGGCGCGGATGCACATTCGCACAGATATTCAAGATATGTGGTCAGCAGATTGTCCGGAAGCGTGTCCGGATTGCCGCCCATTTTCTTAATCAGATTTTCAAAGTGTTCGCTCGTAGTCATTGCTTTTCACCTTCCTTTTTTACTGAAGACCGATTTTCAGCAGTACATAGCCGACCATTGCGGCAACGGCAAGAAGGATGACCTTTTCGACCACCATTTCCCAGCGCTTGCCGTCCCTGCCCATGAGCTTTTTTACATCGGTTTTAATCTCGGCGACATCCGCCTTGATGTGCGTCTGTTCGGACGCCATGACCGCAACAGTTTTGATCGTTTCGGTCATATATTCCTGCTTTTTAGACAGCTCATCAATTCTATGCGTGTTCGATTTGCACCGTTCTTCCACGGCGGTCAGCCTTCTTCCGTATTCGTCCATATTGTGGCACTCACTTTCAATTTTTCAAATCTATGATTAAGTCAGCCATCTTTTAACCTTGCGCCAGCCTTCGACGCCGTAACGCAACGCTGCCATTGCGTCATCTTGGAAGGGGACAGGCTCATCAAGATATTCTCCTGACTTATCATCTTTTTTCCATTTCCATTGCTGCAACTCTTTAATGGTGTTCACGCAATGCGGATGGACAAAAATTTTCCGCTGTTTGAGCCAGTCAATCTGTGCCTTGACGCTTCCGGCGCTGCCGCCCTTGTCCACGCCACGGGCGCGGAAACCGGCCTTCTGCCACATCTTAATGCGGTCAGGCTCGGCGCTGTCGCACCACATCTGTTTATTCCGTGGAATGCTGGCTGCAAGCTGGATGATCTCTGCTGTGTCCTTTTCAAAGACGTAGATTTCAGACAGTATGGAAATGTCATCGTCCTTGATGCCCAGCAGCAGGATTGCGTTGGCGTGGTTAAAACCGAAGTCCTGCCCGATTGCTACATCGTCGTAATCATTCAGATTCAGGCTGACTTCTTTGATCTCCCAGTTGTGAAGGATCAGGCCGCCGATTTCGCCCCATTCGCCCAAGCCATAGATTCTGTAGCCTTCGGGATCGACAAGGCGGCGGCGCTCCATTCTGGCGCGGTATGCTTCGTCAATGAAGCGGTTCATTTGATAGGTGCTGTGGTGTGTCAGTACGTTCGGATCGGGAATGTCAAAAAAGATCTTTTTGATCCAGTGATTCTTATTCACCGGATTGAATGTCATCCTGATTTGATAAAACTGTCCGGGCGGCAGCTCGCCGCGCAGACGGTCATCTATGATCTCAACATCCGCCTGTGTCAGCTCGGTTGCTTCCTCGCACCATACATCAGTCAGCTTGCCGCGCTGGAAGGTGATGGACTTCAGCTTTTCGCGCTGCTTGTCATCGTTCATGCCACGGAAGATGATCTGGTTGCCGTTGGCCTTGCAGGTAAGCTTCAGCGGCGACATATTGATTTGCCAATACCGTTCCGCCTGATCGCCGAACATTCGATATACAGCGCCTGTAAGCTCTGCAAAGGTGCTGTCACGGTTCGTTATGTCGGACTTGCGGATGCATACCAGATTCCGGCCTTTGTCCTGCATCAGACGCAGAATGTAGTTTTGCGCCGTGTCAACGCTTTTCCCGCTGCCAGCCGATCCTTTCATGACAATATAGCGCTTGTCGCTGCGGTCAACCTCTTTGAAACAGGGATTTGCTTGCACTTTGATGTTCACAACGCATCCGCCGCCTTGAACGCTTCAAGCAGCTTCGGAAACTGGATAGCAAAGAAATCAATCATTTCTTCGTTCTGCGCCCACTCGGAATTTTCAGCCAAGCCTGATTCAAAAAGAAAGGCATGAATGATTTCATGCCGCTTGACCTTGTTGATCTGCACTTGCAGATTTTTCTTGCAGTTCGGATCGCCCCGGTCTTTTTCGTAGGATTCAACAAGCAGCTCTTTGGTGGTTTCATCGGTAATTCCGTCAAACCCGTTCAAGCGCAAATCTTCATTTTCGCTGCATACGGTCAGTGTGTATTCTGTTCCGAGAACGTTAATTTTCATTCGCAATTTCTCCTTTTTCCAGCCGTCCGCATTGCCTTTCCGCGCATCTGTGAACTTGCATCAGGCCGACCGTAAGCCACGCCTGATAGTGTTTGCAATATGCGACAGGAAAGAAAGAGTAATTGCCGTCAATCAGAATGTGCTTTTCTTTCTGCCTTTTCGGACGCAGCTTCCGGCGCTCATATCGTCTTTCCCTCTGTGCCTTTCTGTTCCCTTTGCTGCGGTTGCTCATTCGTCATCACCGTAATCCACCGTGATGTTTAAATCCATGTCAACGGTCTGCTCCACTTTATCAACAAAGATTTGGTGCGCCTTGCCGAGCAGCTCGGCGGCTTTCAGGCGTTCTTTTTCGTCAGGCGCTTTCTGAATAAGCCGCGCTTCGCTCATGTAATCGCCGACATTTTCAACAACGACAACTTCAGACTGTGATTGTCCGCGAAGAACGGATGTTAGATACCGCATCACTTCATCACTATCAGCGATCAGTTCAGCTTCCTTTTCTTTCATGCGTTCGTTTATATAGTTTTTCACGGCAAGCTTTGATAAGTTTTGCGCTCCTATCACACGCGCCGTCTTTTTGCTGTAACCGGCTCTGATTGCGGCTTGCGTCGCGTTAAGGTCAATCAGATATTCATCACAAAAGCGCTGCTGTTTTGCTGTCAGCTTTGCCACAATCATCACCTTCTTTCATGGCATAATAAAAGCCAGCCGGGGAAAGGAGCAAAACCCGGCTGGCTGATCGCCATCTGTATAATTTTTCTACAATAACAATATCACATTTCAACTATCAATTTCTATCAACTGCTGTAATTATTTTCGGATTTTTTCAGGATTTCTTCCACCGCCTGAAGCGCTTTGCCGTGAATGCTCCACGTCCATTGATAGGATTTGCCGATTTCAAACGCGATTTGCTCCCATGTTTTAAATGCTATGTACCGCTTGCAAAGAACCTCGTGCATTTGTGTGTCCGTTACTTTGTCGATTGTGCCGACCACGGAATTTCTTGCGTCAACAAGGGCGTCAACTTCCCGGTTGATCTCCGCTTCAAGGTCGATAAGCTTTGCCATAGCGTCCGAAATTTTGTCTTGTCCACCGCTGCCGGAAGAAGGAATGTTCCGCAGCGTTGGCGTGATCTTTGTCATCATCGCCTTCAGCCGGTCACGCTCTTCCAGCTTCGCATTGATCCGGGAATCATAGCGCCTGATCTGCGAAAGGTATTTCTTCACGTCTGTCATCAAATCACCGTCCTTTCTGCAATGTCATATATTGCCCGTATGTAAGCCCCATAGCGTTTGCCTTCCGTGCAACTTCGGAAAGCGTGTTGTGCTTTGGTTTTGTCTGCGCGTCCAGCTTTTCTGCCAAGTATCTTTCGTGGCGGAGAATACTGTTTGCTTCTCTTTTGCACTTTTCGCCGCAATAGCGCTGGTTGTAGCTGATAAGATTAAAAACCTTGCCGCAGATTTCACATTTTCTTGTTCCGTTAACATGAAACATTTAAACGATCTCCCATCCGTGTTCATCTTTGATCGCTTCCCGGATTTCCCGGATATTCAGGTTGCCGAGATTGACGCTTTCGGCAACGTTGTTCAGGCTTGCCTTCAGCTTCTGCACATCGTCCGGGGAAGGATGAAAAACGTCCATCCAAGCCCACACGAACATGATTTCGGCGGCTGTGACAGCTTTTGTCATGCTCACGCGCTCCGGGCGGCGGCGTTTTGATTTATTGCTCATTCCGTCACCACCTCATATAAAGACATTCAAGCGGGATTTCTTCCGCCTGTTCATAGATGCAAGCCCGCAGGGATTCAAGAGCTTCAATCGCTCCGTCAATGTCTCCCCATCCGTTAGTCGGGTTGAATTTTAAATACTTTTTCCGATTGCAGCGAAGCTCTTTAATTCCGTGTTCGACTTTCTCAATCACGAAATTGCACGGGTAATAACAAGTCCGCCATTTCCCGTTTTCATCCTGTTCCGATTGCGAATAGTCCCAATCCATACAGGCGCGGAACATTTTGCCGAGATTGTAAGTCGGACTTGAGAATTCCGGCTCTGCGATCATTGCGTATCTGCCGCAGCCCTCGACTTTTACGCAAATTTCGATGTCATAGCTCATTCCACACCGCCGTCCTTTCGCTTTTTCAGTTCGGCTATATTCAGCATCTCGATTGCAACCGAGCGGAGCAGGGCAACCTTAATGCATTCCAGCTCTTCCGGCGTGCAATTTTTACTGTCGAATGTGAATGTCGGCAGGAACTTTTCTACCAACTTCTTGTAAATTCGCTCGCGGCGTTTGCATTCTTGGATCGTCATAAAGATTTCGTATTCTGTAAACCGCGTAGATGGTTCTATTGTCATAATTCATTCTCCCCCAGATAATCAAGCTCGAACTCTTCAAGCTGCTGCTGCGTCAGCGGCTCGGAATAGAAAAGAATGTTGTGATACTTGCCGCTTTCGTCCTTCTCGGCCATAATAATTGCCTTCATAGGCTGACACCAAGGGGCAAAGCCCCGCGCCCTCATGCCGTATTTGTACATCATACTTGTCTCTGTTTTCCTTTCCTGTTTTTGCATGTGGCTTTGAGCCTGAATTCGTCAGCAGCGGATTCGGCGTCGAAGGTCTTTCTTGCTTTTTTCTTTTCCGCTTCCAGTCTCTGCCGGTACGCTTTGAACTCTTCGCATTCGGCGTGACAACCTGCTCGGCGTTCTTTGCAGTTCTCGCCGTTTTGGTAGCAGGGCGGTTTTTCCTTCCGGTAATGCACATTGAATGCAGCGTTGAACATTACGCGCCCCCGATCTTCAAAATCTCGCCGTCCATGCCTTTAAGCTGGATGCCCTTGATTGCTTCTTGAAGCGGAAGCGCAAGCTGTTTATGCTCCTGCTCACGCTTCGCCATGATCTCATAGCAGCCCCGGAATGCGGCGCGGTCTGCAACGGCATTTTCCGATGTACAAAGGTTTCTCCATCCCATTTTTAGGACGCAGCTTGCCGCGATGGGATCAACGCCGTCCAGATACGCCATTGCGTCTTTTGGATTGTAATAGCCGAACTTCCGGATTGCCGTCAGTACGGAATCCCATCCGTCCTGCCACGTTCGCGGCTCGCCGTTGACGATCACCGAGCACATTTCCCGAATTTCTGCGATGGATGGAGACCATTTGTTCAGGCTTACCCATTTTCGCAAGCAGGTTATCGCCGTTTCCTGCGGGATGTCTTGCAGCTCTTGATACCACAGTTCCATTGCTTCCTTATTCGGCAGAATCTGTTCCCGTGGGAAATACGTCCGCAGCGCAGAAGCGAAAATTCCGAATTCCTGTTTATCCACTTTTTCACTCTCCCTTCGCCCATTCAGCGGCCATGTTGTAGAAATCGTTCAGCTCTTCGGCCTTCGTGTTCTTGCCGGTCTGCCGGTATGTAACGGGCTTATCGTCGTAATTTCCGTCAAGCACCTTTGCCATGTTGGAATCTTTAATAAGCCAGTCAAACGTTGCTGACCAGTTGCTGTTGTTTTTGCCCTTCAGGAAGGACGAAGCTTCCGCCTTTTCAAAAAGCGTCTTGAAATCGTCAAGGGAATAGGTATTCAGCCGGGCTTTGATCGCCTTTTTCCGGGCGTCAGAAAGAGCTTTGACCGAAGGAAAAGAAACACAGATGGAATTGAAGGCGGCAACGATGCCCTTATAATCAATCTTATCTCTTTCTTTTTCTTCTTCTCTTTCTTCTTCTATATCTTCTTCTGCATCGTCTACAGAGATTCTTTCGCCGTCTACAGTAGAATCTACGGTAGAATCTACAGCAGGTGGAAGCGCCTTCTGTTTGGCTCTCCATCGGGCTTGCGCAAGACGCTTGCTTTCCCTGATTTTGTCCATGCCGTCAATGTTCTGATGCTCCGACCATCCGGCGATTGTGAAGCAGCCGTTGGACATAACGACCATGCCGAGCCGTTCAAGGGCTTCCAATGCAAGCCGGACGGTGTTTTCTTCAAAATCAAGCTCATCCGCAAGCATTTTCGGCGTGTACGGGATGTTTTCTGTCAGGAAGATCATGCCGCCCGAATTGCAGCGCCCGGCCATTGTCAGCAGCATCACCCAAATCAGGACAATGTTGTTGCCGTCCGGCAGACGCCGCAGATGCTTGATTTTGCGGTTGTCGAACATATCGGTTGTGATCTTGATCCACTTTACATCAGCCATACGATTCCGCCGCCTTCAGGGAATATCGGGCAAAGCTTGTCGGCTCGCCATAGCGGTTCTTGCCGCTGACCATTTCTTTTTCTATGGGGACGCCCATCTGCTTCAAGTCAGAAATCCGGGAAGCCAGACGCATGATCCCGTATTCCTGCATAGCTTCAAGGCTTGTGATAGAGCCGTAATCTTCAAGATGCCGCTGTATGCGTTCGCATTGTGTCATGTTGTCAGCCCCTTTCATCTTTTGTGCGTGGGGCGGTCAATGCCGCCCTGTGATAAGTTCCGAATAGGGAAGGGATTCTATCCAATCGCACAGCGTGTGCCATTCGTCCAGCTTGTGATCCTTCCGGGCGTGGTAGATGTTCTTCAGCACGGCATAATTGAGCTGCACCGTGCGCCGCTGGTTGAAGCTGGACGGGAGAAGCTGGATAAGCTGCCACCAGTATTTCTTGTCGTTGGTCTCAAGGAACTTCTTGCGGTAATAATTCAGGATGTCTACTGTCCGAAGAAGAAAATCATAGGACATGTTGTAATCGTCGCCGGTCAGCTCTTCAACGTGTTCATGGCTGAAATCATTCACGTCAAACTCCTTCGCATGGATTTTGTGCATGGTGGAGCAGCTATTTGCAACCGTCCCGACCTTGTAGGTGTCAAACTCTTTCCACCAATAGAGCGGAGCGGTAATGTCCAGCGTGACCGTAATCATCCGCAGGAACTTTCCGTGATCCTGACCGGCTGCGGCGAGCGTTTGCATAAGCTTGAAATCATTTTCGCCGACGCAGAAATGATATTTGTCCGGATCGCAGTCTTTGGCCGGTTCGTCATCGTTCATCACCATAGCGCAATCGCCGCTCCAATCCGCTTCCAGACATGGATGACTGTCCATTTTGTCCCAGCTATTCTTAGGATTCCGCATCCCCCGAATGGCGGCTGCCCAGCCGTAGGTTTCAACGTTTTCAATCGTCAGCATACTTACACCCCCGTACTGCCAAAGCCGTTGCTGCCGCGCTCGGAATCGTCCAGCTTGTCCACGACTTCAAGCGGAAGCTTGATGACCGGCAGGATGACAATCTGCGTGACCTTCGATCCTGCCTTCAGAAGACACGTTTTGCCGCTGTGGTTGTAAAGCTTCGCAACGATGCTGCCGGTGTATCCGGCGTCAATAACGCCTTCGGACGTGATGCCGGACTTGACATTCAGGCCGCTTTTGCTTTTCAGCATGCCGACCATGCCGACCGGAATCTGCATATGTACGCCGGTGTCAATCACGGCAGAGCCGAAGGAAGGAACAACCACGTCATGCGGCGTCCGCAGGTCAAGCCCAGCATCGTCTTCGTGCGCTCTTTCCGGCATATAGCAGCCGGGATCAATGACAACTTTCATTTATTTTCTCCTTTCAGTGTGCGATCCACGAATACAGGCAGAGCGTGAAATAAATCACGCCGAGAATGCCGAAGATGATTCCATACCACTTCCACGCGCCCGGATTTGCCAGCGTGATAAAGTAGAGAATCGACAGCATCATTGCCATGAACAGCGTTGTGAGCAGATACGCCTTGCTTTTGCTTCTCATATCGGATTATTCCTTTCTTTCCTGACCGGCTTCCCATTCGGTGAAAAGCCGCATCCAATCTTCAAATTCCATCGTCACAAGGATGGATGCATTGTTTTTCTTGTGGAACACAGCCGGAAGTTTGTCCGTCCCGGCTGCGTCCCGCTTGGCCTGTGCCATCCAGTCATAGAGCTGCATTCGCTCTTGGTGCTTGGCTTCGATATGGATTCCGGGAAGCCCTACAACGTCCGAAGCGTCCCCGGTGTTGCCGCAGTATTGGGCGGTTCTCCGGGCGTTGTAGCCGTATTCACGGAATCGTGAAGCAAGCTGCCGCTCAAACCGTGCGCCCTTCTGTTTGCTGTTTACGGCCATTCAAAGCCCCCCTTTTCAGAACGGAAGTTCCCCATCCGTTTCTTCAATTTCCGTGAAGCCCTGATCCGGCGCGGGATAGCTGCCGGAATCGGCAGACCGCTTGCCTTCGCAGAATTCATGCCGGTCAACAATGATGTCCGTGGTGTAGTGCTTCACGCCGTCCTTCTCATAGCTGCCAGTCTGGATACGGCCTTCAATGGCAATCTTCATGCCTTTTCGCAGGTACTTTTCCGCAAACTCGCCGGTCTTGCCCCATGCCGTGCAGTTGATGAAGTCCGCTTCCGGCTGACCTTCGGATTTGACATTGCGGTCAACCGCCATACGATAGGAAGCAACGGTCTTGCCGGAATTGGTCTGCCGGATTTCAGGATCAGCCGTCAGACGGCCCATCAGAATCACTTTGTTAATAAGTCATTCCCCCTTGCTTACGATCTCGCCGGTTTCTTCGTCCACTTCGGCGAACTCGGCGTCAAAGACCGTTTCATTCGGCACGGAATACATATCCGCCGAAAGGTCTTTCTTGATGACTTCATCCTGCACTGCCGCCCGGACGAAATCAGACTTCAGCGGCGCGTATTTCAGTACACGCTTCAAAACCGTCTTTTTCGCCATCTCTTCAAAATTCGTTTTCCACGGGGAAAAGCTGCTGCCGTAAGCCTTGCTGTACTTCGCGGCGTGCTGCCGCACATCTTCCATGCTCATGACCTCGAAGCCGTAGCCGCCGCTTTTCGTCTTGAAAACGGCATAGACCTTGACAGGCTCGCCCCGGTTGCTGTCAGCCGGTTTGTGCGTAAGCTTCGGTTCGAGACCGTATTCGCATTCAAATTCATCGTTGGCATAAACAACGTGCGCCTGAATGACTTCCACTTCGCCGGAACGGTACGCAAGATCAATAAGCCCTTTGTAGCCAAGCTGGAACTGTGCTTCCAGCGTCCCCTTGTTGTTGTAGGGCAGGACATAAGCCTGTCCAAGCGGCGTGTTTACTTCAAGACCGAGCTGGGCGCTGGTCATCATCGCGCCGAGAAAGCTTGCCGGTGTGCAGCTTCCGAGCTTCGGATTGACGGAGATCGCCGAAAGGACAATGCGCGTGAATCGCTCCGGCGTGATGACAGAAGGCAGAGCCTTTGCGATCTCGCCTTCCATGCTCTTGATGTACTGCTGCATCGTCTTTTTTTCCGGCGCTTTCATATCAACCGCCTGACGCTGAATAATGTTTGCCATAATTCAATTCTCCTCTCAAAGATTGCAGGTTTTGGGATTTCCGTTTTGGCAATAGCCGTTGAACTTCATGCACCGCTTGCAGAAATCCTTGTGGCTATCCTTCGGATAGTTGGTTGTTGGATTCTTGGACTTCTTGCGATGTTCTTCCTTCTGGATGATGTTTTTCATTGTTTTCATGCCCCTTTCATTTCTGTCACCCGGAATGTCCGGGCAGATGTTTCTTTGTAATATCCGGTCAGATCAATACCGGGATTTTCCTTTGCAAATTTCTTGCTGTCGAACGTGCGCCGTGTGCTGGATTTCCATGAAACGCGGTAGCCGTCACACTCGCCGCCGCCAGCGTCGCCCATGAAGGACTTGATCTTGTTTGCTGCTTCGTCCCGCATGGTTTCCAGCTCGGCAATCTGCTTGCCAAGGTCTATGTACTGCAAAAGCGCCGGGAGCTTCAAAGTCAGATCAACGGTGTCTTCGCTGCTTTCCGCGTATATCGTCTTGATTGCTTCTGTAGTGGCGCGTGAGCCGTCCGCAACGGGCGGCGTGTGATTTTTCACCAGCTCCCAAAAGTCCGCTTCTGCGCCCATCAGGGCGGCAATCTCGGCTTCGTCGCGCTCAATGGTGAACCAGCGAAAATCACGATTGCCGATCAGGACGGCCAGATACCAGCGCTGTTTCCCGGTCATCGCCATATAGTGAACGCACTGGCAGTAGTAATTTGCCGGATACTCGCCGCCCTTGAACTTCTTCATGTTCAGTTCGGACGTGGTTTTGATTTCCAGCCCGGCGTCCTCACCGACGATCTCGCGGTCAATGTTCGCAATCGCCCACGGATAGGCGCTGTTGAAGAAGCTCTGGTTGCACTTGCGAACCTTCTTGCCGGTCTCGGCGGCGAACTTCTGCGCGACAAATTCTTCAAGGTATGTTCCGACTTCCGTTGCCAGATTCCCGGAAAAGCCGGGGATTTGGCCGGTCTTTTCCGCCCACAGCGCATAGGGCGAAGAAAACGAATTCAGACCAACAACCGCCGCCGCGTCGCTGCCGCCTATGTACTGGCTGCGCAGCTTCAGCCATTCTTCGCGGCTGGCCGTTTTAACTTTTGTGATGCACATTCAATCAATCCTTTCGTAGATTGCAGCAATCTTCTTTGTTGAAGTTCACGCATTCTTTCCAGTATTCGTAATGTTCGGAAACGTCCTCGCAGACGGAAACTTCGTCAAAGCCCGTAACCCTTGACAGGTATTCGATTTTCTTTTCCAGCGGCAAATGCTGATAGCCGGACTGCTTGACCGTGTAATCCGAATAATCCAGCGGAAGCCATTTTTTGATCCAATGGTTCACACGCAGAAACTCGACTATGATCTTGTTGCAGCGGATACCGTTCAGCCGGTCAAAGTCCACGAACTGCGGCAGGAAGGGCGAAAGCCTGACCGCCACGTCAAACCCGGCGTCGTACAGCGTTTCAATCGCCTTGATCCGGCGTTCCGTGCTGACCGCCTTTTCGCAGGGAATCCATGTCGTGCTGATCTGAATGTGTGCAAGCTGCTTGTCAAGAATGTTCAGGTATTCACAAACAAGGTCAGACTTGGTTACAATCAGATAGCCAATGCCGTACTTGTTCAGCAGCTCGATTGTGCCTTTGGTGATCCGCTCGCGGCGCTCCATCGGCTGGAAGCAGTCTGTCATACCGCCAAGCCGGATGATCGTTCCCGGTTCAAGCTTTGCAATCTTGCGTTCGATCCGCGCAAGGCTCGCCGCTGAAGGCTCTACAGCGTCCCACAGGCCGCGAAAGCTAAGCAATGACTTTGCATAGCAGTAAGAACAATCGTGCTGACAGCCGCAGCCGTAGGTGTCAAGGCGCTTGTTGTAGCGGCATTTCCCGCCTTCGTTGCCGGTGACTTCTTTGTAAAAGCTTTTGAACTCTTTCATTGCTAAACCCCTTGAAAAATAAAGATTTAGCAGATTCGGGGCTTTGCGTGGCACTTTTACGCTGCCAGCTTATGAAATGATGTCATCCACCGCCTTCCGGAAATGCATGTCAAGGCAGTCTTCGCAAATAAGATCGCCGTTGATCTCATAGCAGAAATCGTCCTGTATCGGCTCGCCGCAG